TTATTTCCAAATCCATCAGTTAGTTGTTTAGCTCCTGTTGTTAAATTGCCATTATCTGTGAGCTTGATTAATGACTGATAAGTATCTTTTATTTTATTTCCTGATAATGTAGCCATTATTTATTGTTTTTATTTGCAACCTTCTCTTTCTCTTTACCTATTCTGTTTAAGAATGATTCTAGCTTCACTACGTTGCTTTGTTTTGGTTTATATGTCTTTATCGTCTTACTATACATTTAAAGTACCCATGAATTAAAATTAACATCTCTATCAGGATACATATCACCATTTTGGTTGCTTGTATACTCTGGAAATAAGCTGCTGTTAAAATCCATATAGTCAGTAAATCTTCTAGTATAAAACTCTGCCGTCTCAGTTACCTTTGCAAGCATCATTCTCATCTCTTCTAACGAAATTGTTTCTGCATTTTCGCTTCTATGTTTAAATACACCTCCATTACTAATCTGATACATAGCAAAAGGTATATATGAGCTTTGTGTAAACCAAGTAAGCATTGGCTTTATATAAGTATCTAATAAATTCTTATAATCTGAGTTACCAGCATCATTTATCTCATTATTAATAATCAAATTCTGTAATTTAGTATATAATTTACCTCCCAAGTAATTTTGTATATGAGTATCTTGTGCAACCTCTATAAATTGTATTAATTTATCTGCATCTACGTTACCATCTATTATAGACTTACGTTTTAACTCATTTATTGTTATAAAAAGTGCTTTCTGTGCCATAATTATTTAGTTTTTGGATATGCACCTCCATTTGGCATGTCAACAGGCCTTACAGGCACTTCTTTAGGGTTTTTAGGCTCCTTAAATCCGTCCTTTACAGCGTCTGATGCCTCAACTTCGGTATCTACACTTATTTTTCTTTTATATACTCTTCTTTCCCAGAAATGATGACAATTTTTACCTCCTTTAAACTTAAATAGGTTGTATTTTTTGCCTTCATGTCCTAGTTCTTTATTTATTCCTCTTGTAGACATCTTAGTTATGTCTTCTTTTCTAAAGACAACCTCTTTTGATGTTAAAGATTCTAATTGTTTGCAGAACTTTCTGCTTTTTGCAGAGTTTCTGACAGGAGAATAAGCGTACCTTACTTTATAACCAGAATTGTCTTGACTAGAACGCTTTGTAGGGCTTGCATCTTCTTCAGATACGCTTAGTTTAGTTAAATCGAACTCCTCATTGTCATCTTTTACCGCTTCGGTATGTATAAGCTCCCATTCATCTGATACAACTTCACCTAACTCTTCTAATTGGCTATATATGTCATCTGCATCATCATCAGACAAGTCTAATGGTTCTTGAGAGCTTAACTTTTCTCCTGTTTCTTCTTCTCTTTTTACTTTAGTAGAGATATTCTCTAATTCTGTAAATTCTATTGGTTGTAGTGTTACAAAATACAGATTCAAGTATATTTTATTGAATGCTAGTATTTCATCTAAACCATCTATTATACCTTGTTGGAAAGGTCTAATAACTATATTATCCATAAGGATAGATGCAGTTCTTAATTCTTCTGCATTATTACCAAATCCAGTATTGTCTTTTATACCTAATAATATAGGAGAAACAATACCATGACCTAGCATTATTTTTTCTCTACTTTCGTCTGCTAAGAACTGATATTGAGCATGAGCATCAGGAAGGTGTATAGGTTCCAAATCAGCTTTAGTTTCAATAGACTCATTAAAAGCCAGTATAAACTTACCAGCATTAGAAGAGCCGCTAAATTTATCATATATTTTTCTTTCAATAAGCTCTTGTGTTTCTTCATTCGGTACTCCATTATTAAAGTTAATCAATAAAGAAGGCTGTAGGCCATTCTTAATGTTGTTAATATGATAGTTACTTACCTCTTCTTCTAAGTTTGCATATTGTAAACAAGACTGATAATCTACAGGAGAATAGTAATAGAATCCAGACCTATATGGTTTAAATATAAATAGTTCTATTAATTCTCTTTTACCTCCATTACCAAATGTAGGGATTCTTTTTGGTTTATCACTAGGCTTTAAATCTTTCCATTTAGGATGATAATAATAAGCTTCTACTTTACCATCTTTAGCTTTTTCAGCTCTAAGAGTTTCCATAGGAAAATGTACTACTCTCATTATAGATGTTTTGCTTTTATTATATATAACTTGAACAGCAGCTTGACCTAGCATCTTATAATCATTAACTAATCTTCTTAAATCTTTAGGTCTAAGAAGTAGTTTCATTTTAGCATACATTTCTGGTTTTTCACCACTATCTGTAGCTTCTAGGCCTCTACCATAAATCATATCAACGATACCGTTAATACATCTGGCATTTGTAGGGCTGCCTAAATATCTATCTATCAAATCATCAAAATAACAATTATCCTCTCCATATTGAATCCATTCTTTATTCTGGACTTCTTTTATTTCTGGAACTTCATATCCTGATAGATTAATAACCCTTATACTTTTATTTTCCATATTATATTACTATATATTCATCGTCTGACCCATCATCATATTGGTCATACTTATTCGTATTAAGAGTATGTATTACTTCATCATTTGTTTGAGAAGTTACATACGCCTTATCTCTATACCATAAACTTCCACCTTTACTGAATTGTAGATAATATCCATTCTCAGCATTTAATATTGTAGAAGCTAATGTTACAGAAACAAAATTACCATTAACAGAAGCCGTAAGGTCTGTTAAGGTTTCACTTTTATTTGTTCCATCTTCAGTTATTGTTAAATTAATACTGGACAAAGAAGTATTACTTCTTGGAATTATATTAATTGTTTGATTGCTTGTAGACGGTAGTAAACGTATCATAATATGATAACTATAAAACCTTGATTTTGTTTTATAAAAGAAAAGGAGGCCGAAGCCTCCTTACCTATTGTGTTTAAGAACCTACTGTGTTTAAGAATTTACAACTGTAAATCCAGTAGTAGTTGGGTCTGATTCCATAAAGTTAGCTGGAGCTTGCTCCATACCTGTTAAAGTAAGAGTGTATCCGCTTAAATCTCCCATAGCACCACCAGTTACGATAGTACCACCAGAAACATCCATTCCATGCTTAGCACCTGCTAAGAAGTAATTACCATTATTATCTTCAATGATAACATGAGGTCTTCCAAAAGATAATAGTTTTAATTCTTTGTGGTCAGCAACAGTTAATTTATGTAGGGTTAATTCAAGAACTTGCTCGAAAACAGTTGTACCGTTTTCTCTACTTGATTGAATATTTTGAGTAAAAGATGAATTACCTTTTATATCATACTCATAAGCAGATGGAGTTCCTGATACAGATTCAATAGCATCTGTGTTTGTAGCATCAAAAGTCAAATTTCCATAAAGGTCATCATCATAATTTACAAACCAGATTTTAGTCAACCCACCAACGCTGTCTTTACAAGGTTCTGTTCTAAAAAGTGATAAATTACAAGACATATTATTAGTTTTAAAGGTTATTAAAAAGGCAGGCGGTTAAACCTGCCTTATTGATTATTATTATGCTAAAGTAAGTAATACTAAATCACTTCCAATACCATACTGAACACCAGCCGTAAATCTCATGATTACTCTTACATTTTGAGAACCATCAAGGTCAGCCATATCTAATACTTTTACTTCATTGTGGTCAGAGATTAATCCTGTACCGAAGTATAAGTTAGATTTTTGTCCTGCAACGATATGGTCAGAAGGCATACCTGGAGTATAAAGTACTTCAATACCTTCAAAAGATAATGAAGCATTGTTGTTATACCATTGGTTTCCTTCGCTTCTGTAACCAGCAGCACCTAATCCGTTAGCACCATATCCTCCTAGATGTCTGATATATGCTTGGTATGCTACAGGTGGAACATAGATTTTTAAATCTTCTTTTCCATATACTGCATTTGGAATTGCATCAACAACGTTGCTTAATAAAGTAACGATGTTAGATGAAGTGAATGAAGTTTCAGCACCGTTAGCAGCGTCATTTACGTTTGCATCAGCAGCCATAGATACTGTGAATCCGTCAAACTCACCTGCGTTTCCAGTTACACCACCCCAGATGTTTTGCTCAGTTTTTTGTGCAACTTTTGCAGCAACATGTCCGATTAAGAAATCAGAGAATTTTGGAGGTAGGTTATCGTATGCAGAGTATCCCATTTGGATAGCTTCCCAGTCACTTCTAAAGTCTTTTTTACAAAGCTCTAGGTTTACTTGGAACTCTTCTGGTTGTAATACTCTTTCGTCTAATGTAATAGTTGCAGTATCAGTAAAATCACAAGTAGCATCTTTAATAACGTTAGAATCACTTGCAAAAGTTTTGATTACTTCTTTATACTTTACATTAGGTTTAATTTCGATGTTACCCTTATCAAGAGTATCACCGCTTAATAATGCAGCAGAGATATACTTTCCAGCAAACTCTCCAGCATAAGTAGTTGTAATTGAAGTTGATGTAGCCATTTTAATTTAATTTAATTATAGTATTATTTAGATATTTTATTAATTACTTTGTCCATTATAGTCATACTTCTATTTTGACTATATAAATGAATGTTTTTATTCTCTACATTAGATTCAGGAGAATGAGCAATAGGCTCTACTTCTGGCTCTTGTGCAGACAATTCTTCTTTTTGTTCTTCTTGAACTTCTTCTTTAGTTTCTTCAGATGATAATTCTTCTGGAACTTCTGGAGACTCTTTTAAATCTTTAGACTCCATTAGACTTTCGTACATAGCTTTTAGTTCAGCTACGGCTTTACTAAGCTCTTCTTTTGTAGCGTAAAGCTCTTCTTTTTCGTCTTCTTTAACTTCTTCGATAACTTCTTCAGGCATTTCCTTAGAATCATCTTCAGCTAAAACGACATCTTCTTGTACTTCAATTTCTTCAACTTTTTCTTCAGTTTCAGACAGAAGTATCTTTTTGAATTTTTCAACAATATCAGTAGCTTTCATATTATTATATTAAGATTAATAGTATAATACGATAACTACTTACTATAAAGAGTGTTGTATTTTTGTTATGCTTTCTTTTGTATTATAAACCACTCGCTACCATCAGACCATAACATTAATCCTTCATAGGCAACATTTAATTCATAACAACCTGAAGAACCATCTAATGTTTGTCCTGCAACAGGAGTTAAATTAACTCTTGTGTTTGTGTTAAAACCTCCATTAGTTACAAATCTTATTAATCTGTTTGTGCTTTTAGAAGTTGTAGCATCTGGTAAATTCATAGTCATACTTCCTGAACCACCAGTCCAAGTTAATTTTATTAATCTTGTGTCGTCATAAGTTGAACTATCTAAATCAACAGTATCTCCTGCTGAAACAGTAATTCCTGTAGCGTGTATATAATTTATAACTTGACTTATAGTTCCTTTTTTAGTTTCGCTACTTTGAACTACTGCAAAAGTTTCTGGCCCTTGCAATTCTGTAGCTGCGTTTAATTGAGATATTTTTTTTGACATTTTTTACAGTTTTATATTTCCACCATTTTCTTGTAATAAGTTTGCTCCACTTTCTAAAAGTATAACACCTTCTCCATATATGTTTCCTATGCCTTGTGCTTGCAAAGAACCATCACAGCATTTTCTTGAATATGTACCATCTTTGCACAAGCATCCTCTTTTACTAGACTTAGGACTTGTTCTACTAGGCGTTTTAAATCTTTCTCTCATATTATCTATCTATTGGAACACAGTTTGGTACTTTTCTACCATTTTTAGTTTTCATACCTATTTGTTCATATCCGTCTTGACAAGGAGCTTTTAATGAATGCTCACAAGGCATATACCATACTTTACCTTCGTATTCGTGTTCGTGCATCATTTCACATCCTAAACTTTCAGCCATTTCCATAGCTTTCTCTTTAGAAGAATAAGCAAGCCTATCATCAATAATTGCATAGTCATCATTGATTACTTCAGAATATAAAGAGGTCACAGAATTATTTACTTTCTTATCTATCTGCTTAAGTTTATTGATAGCCCAGTTTATACCTGCACTTCCTCCCCAAGCATCCCACATAATACCTCCACAACCTTCTGTGTAAGGTACATCTTTGTTTTGCTGATGTCTTTTAAATGAAGCCATGCGTGCAATCGTTGACCTTGTTAGATTAGATTTTGATGCGATTTGCGATGCTCTTCTCCAGCCTACAGGCGTTCCACAAGAGCTACCCTTCTCTTTTTTCCATTTTAAGGCCCTTTTAGCGTTGTTTACGGCTCCTTGAGGGTAATCATTGTAAGATTCGAGTTCTACGCCCTGAGACTCTAAAAACGCTTCCTCAAGCTCGTATAGCTTAGATAGTGCTTCCATTTCAGCAAAATCTTCTTCTACACTCTCTCTTGGTCTTTCATCTAGTTTATCTGCAAAGAATCCTTCAATAGAGAATCCTTTTACTTTACCTTCTTTTACATAGTCATTCCATACTTCATCATTATTTACTTTTACAGAAACCATCCAAGTTCCTACAGGTAAATCAAAACCATATTTATTAGACTTATCTTTTTTCTTGTCTTCTATAATCCAAGATTCTACAACAGACATCCCATTGAGTTTATCGTGATGTTCTAAGGTTGAGTTATTTTGTTTACCTCTTGACAAGAATAATTCAGAAGCTTTCCTTACTGTTTCTTCGCTAAAGAATATATTATATTCTTCTTCTCCATTTGTTCTGTATATTTCTTTGTTAGGAACTAAAGCAGCACCCATTAATATTCTTTTTTCTTTATCTACTTCTGCTAGTTGTATATGTTGTTTTTTAAGAGCAATAAAGTCTTCTTCTATTGCAGGGTTTTCTACTATTGAGATAGCCTCTATTCCAGAAAACTCATTCTCTTCGTCTATGTATAATTCTATAGTTTTCATATTATGATAACCTATTATGTTTAATTTTGTTTTATTTAA